GCACTTGCGCCCGGATCGCTTGCCATGGTGTACGTGAAAGTCGTTGCGCCCGTGACTGTAATCGTGAATGTGCCGTTGTATTGAGACGGTGAAGCCTGCGTGATGTACACCGTATTACCGGAGCTTAGACCATGTGCGGCTGACGTTGTTAGTGTCGCTGTCGTGCCTACTCTCGTGATCGTGGCAATCGCAATCTTTGGCGGTCTTGTGATGTTGAGCGCAATCAGAAAATTCTTGTACGTGCGCAGCGACTTAGCAAAGCAGTTCGGCAACCAATTCGGCAAATCAACAAACTTGTTCGCTAAATTCAAATCCCAATACATCGGAATGTTTGTCGTGTCGCCACTGTTTAGGATCGGAATGCCTGATAAAAGCGTTGAAGTCCATTGATTGACTACACCAGTTCTAGGCGTTACATGCGTAATGTCTGTGGTCGATACCGCCCCACCTGACACTGTTGTGGCGTATGTCTTAGCCGCTGTCGTGTATATCCAATAGCGTTGATTGGAGATTGAACACGGCAAAACATGCTGCGGTATCTGCGCTGGTGAATTATAGACTTCTGAATGACCTAGGAATTGATGCGCTGAACCATCAATAAAGCGCACATTACTAGCATCAGTCCAAGCGTTTGGCGGTAATTCGTGCGCTGAAAGATCGGAATTAACGCCAATCGCGCCAACATCTTTAATTTGTACTATTGGCATAAAATGTCTTAACGATTCCGTAAAGTGAATTGGGGTGAACGCGCCATGCGTCAGGCACTTCTAATGCTTCTGCAATGGATTCAGCACAAGACCATTTGTGCCGATTATCCCCAACAAAGGGGAATAAAAAGTGAACATTGCCGATCAAGTCGTATGCTTGCCCTTCATGCTCTTTGAACCATTCCCGCGCTTTCTTTTCAAACTGTGAATCGATCTCGAGGAAATCCCAATTGTGTGAACTGTAGTCGATCGCCTTGAATCTAACGCCACCGTCCATAAAGGAACTAGAAGCGCTCATACCGTCACTAAAAACAATCTCACAGTGCGAATATTTGCCTTTCGTGACAAACCTTACACCTCGGTTATAAAGACCCGCCAAGCCCGTTTTCGTGCCTTTGAAAAACGCGATTTTGATCGTCATTATTCACCTGTGTAAGTTTCAGGCCAGCCAGTTTTGTAATCGTAGTTTGCAGGATCGCTAGATGCGTCCAATGCTGCTTTGTGTTCTGCTGCTTTTGCAAATAACGCAGCATCTTGCGCAGCACCAGCCGCGAAGATTTGCCCCGCCAGCGTTTGTGTCATTGAGATATAGCCATTATCAAGCGTTTTCCATGTCGTGCCCGCTGGAATGCCTGCGCCCATCATGACTAAAGAAATGTATTGCGTACGACTCAATAGGTTTGAGTGGTACCAATGCGCACCGACCTTAAAACCGCCATCATTCACCAAGTTATCGCGATAGGCTTTGATTTCCTCCCATTTCCGCGCCTTGATGCTTTCTGGTGACTCTGCGCGTGATGCTTCAAACTCTGCGATTTCCTCGGCTGTCATTTCAACCTGTTCGCCATTTACGATTTTATTCATTATTTTTTTCTCCCGTAAAGGTTGAACGTGCCTGATGTTATATTGCCTGTACTCATCAAAACTCGAATTGCATTAACAGCAGCAGCAGAATCTCTGTATGCAGCAGTCAATGAAAGAGTTTCCACAGTACCCGCAGAGTCTGTGTAAGCCCCCTCTGATCGAATATGGCATCGAGCTACAGCACTAGGAGTAAGAATGAAAATAAACCCTGAAAAGCCCTCTCTCGATGATGAAATCCCATCACTTAAAACCATATTCCCAGTCCCCGCGCTCGATGCGGTCACACCTGCCGCTTTCATTACAGTGTTTACACCAAGATAATTCCCCGCAGAGTTATCGTAAGTCGAGCCGTTGTTTGCGCTAGTTTGAAGATAAAACAATGCACCGTTTGTTGCAGGCTTAGCGTTAAGAACCTCCAGCATATAAACATCATAAGTCGAAGTAATTAGGCTAGTAAAAGCCACCGTTGCGCTTGCTGATGCTGTTGCTGTTGACAATCTAACCCAATCCCCAATCGCCCTAGCTGAATCTGCGTATGCCGTTGTAGCAAGTTTTGTGCTGTTATCTCCGACTGTTTGCGTTGTTGCCGTTGCTGTCGCGCCTGTGAAATTATGAGTTCCTGTCCACGCTTGGCCAGCAATCGCGCCTTTTGCGTCAATCTGCGTCTGAATAGCGCTAGTCACACCATCAAGGTATGAAATCTCTGTGGCTGACACATTGCCAAATGAGACGGTGCTTGGGAATGCATGCGTTCCCGTCCATGTCTGACCAGTAATCGCACCTTTTGCAGTGATTTGCGCTTGAATCCCTGACGTTACACCGACCAAGTAATTAAACTCTGTAGGCGTTGGATTAACAGCGCCATTTACATTCGGAAATGATGACTTTAAAGTAAATTTCAGCAGCCTAATATGATCGTCAGCCGTGGTCTTTTGATCTGACCCAAGCGGATTTGTTGCGACTAAATCGCTTATGTGCGTACCAGTTTCTAAGCCCATCAATATCTCCGTGGTCTAATCTGCAAAGAGCCGCTAGTAGGCTGTCCCTTGCGTTCTGCGTAGCGTTTAATGCTGTCAATCAAAGGCGCGACAAGCATCATCAATTTTTGCTCTAACTCTGAATCTCGGCTGTATCGTGCAGCTTCTAAACTAGATGCGTACAAGTACAAATCCTGCGCGTTTTCCAATAGCCAATTTGTCGTATTGGTATCGCTTAATGCTTCAATTTTTGGCGTGTAAAATAACGTGTAAGCCTGTCCTGTTGACGTGCCAAATAATCTGAGCTTGTTATTCTCTAGCGCGTAATACTTTGGCGCTGTCATCGTGTAATCAATTGGCTGTGATCCATAATCAAGATCGTATTCAGTGCCTAAGTAATTACAAGTAACCCGCACCACTTCGCCAAAGTCAGCAGGCAAAGTTGCGTATTGTCCCGTAGTCGTACCAGTGACCGACACACGCAAGTCTTTAATGTTCAATTCGCGGAATAATGCCGCCTCTGCACGTTCGATAAATTGCGGAATAGTCGCTGTCAAATCTGACCGATGCAGAAAGTCAGCGATTGCCGTTTTCAGTTCTGAATAGGTCATTTTAGAAACTTATCAAAGGTGACAAATAATGGATTTTGGCGAAGATAATTCAGCAAATACTTGTTTCGTTCTTCGACATTAGTGATCTTGAGCGCGTCTTGGTAGATCGCCATAGGAACCGTACCAACGCGAGTTCCGAGACCTTCTTTCCACCGATCACCAGCAGTCACTGCCCTAGCTTCTGCCGCTTCTTTCAGCAAAGGCGCAGCGTCAAATGTGCGTTTATTTACGACTTGATCGCCGTCAAAAATAATCTGTGTTCTCGTGCCGAAAGCATCAACACCTTCGTCAATCGAGAATGAACCAACATGTGAATCCATTGTTTTCTCCAGCGCTTCACAGCGTTAAGAAGGGAGAGCCGAAGCCCTCCCATTAAAACGATTAGCCGCCTGTTAAGTCGGAAATCTTACCTTGTGCTGCTGGACTACGAACCGCCAAAGTACAGTCAGCAGTGATCAAAATACGTTCACTGTCGCCAGTTTTCGCCAATGCCGATTCCTTGATACCGTCCAAGAAAGCTACATCAATGTAGTCAGTGTTCAAGATGAATGCATCCGTTGAGCCTGCCATCATGTAGTGTGGAACGATATTGATCGCGCCAAAGTCACCCATATACACGTCAGCGCCAACGATGATCGCGCCTTGCTGAGATTTGGTTTTCAAGTCCAAGCGGTTTGTGGCAATACCTGTGAAGGCAGAGAACACAACTTTATGCGCTGGTGACAAGAAGATTTCACCTGGCTGCGTACCGCTGTTTGTGAAGATAGATTGCTGAACAGTCGAAACTTGAGCCGCAGTCAATGCGCGACCGGTACCAGATGTAGGCGCAGTAGTTGGAGCGCCAGCAGTCCAAGCAGCAGTAGAACCGCCAGAACCGTGTGATGTGTTAGTAACACATTGCACCGCCAAGCCGCCCATTTTGCCAGCTACAGAAGTCGTTGCCGCAACCGCTGGGTTGAGAGAAACCGCTGTTTTCTCAATATCACGCTTCAACTCGGTCATGGCTTTGGCTTTTAAATAACCCAACTCCATACCGCGACCCGCTTTTTTGATCAAGTTAGCGCGACGAGAAACACCGATGACCTTTGTCAAGATTTGGCAATGATTGCCCAAGCGTTGTGTTGCTGTCTGTGATTGCAAAGTTGCGTCGTCACCGTCAATCGCTGCATTGGTGGAGACCGGAGCCGCTAAGCTATCAACCTGCCATTCATGAAATACGCTTGTTGCTGTGACTTTGCCTGCTGCCGATGTAATCGGGGTTTCTGTTGGCGACACTTGAAAAATCTTGTCGATCAAGTCCTCGCGGTTACCTTTAACAGATGCCGCTTGAAATAGTTGTGCTGGAACTGCCATGATGTATGACTCCTAAATTAAGATAAATATGCTGCCAAATCCGTGAGCTTTGCCCTGCCAGATTTGAACTTTTGTTCAATGGCTTTTGATTTCGGGTTGGCGTTGTTTGTTTGTTTGCTTGGCAATCTCGGTGCAGCGTCAGCCTTCTTGGTGACTTCTGCCTTCTTTGCCTGTAATTCACGATAAGCAGCAGCGTCCTTCATGAGTAACACTGCGCGATGGTCGTAAATGTTTGATAGTTCGGCTTGTGAAAAGCCATAGTGTTTTGTTGCGCTGGAAAAGATGTTTTCCAACTGCGTTCTGTCAATCTTCGCTGCCTGTAATTGGCTCCACGCATTGTCAAAAGCCTGCTTCTTTGCCATAGCTTGCTGCTCAGCTTGTATCGCTTGCGCTTGCTGTCTTTCCGCTTGAATCTGTTGATCTAGCGAGTTGATATAGGCGTTTATTTGCTTTTGTCGTTGCTGCTCTGCGACCCATTCCGCTGGATCAGTTTGCGCAAGTAATGCTAGCTCTTGCTCCGACTTAATCCCCGCCATGTTCACAATTGCTGCTCGCGTGAGTTCCGCTTGATGCAGGTATTGGCTTTGTATTTCTTGATGTTTCGTTTGAAGCATCTGGACGGCTTGATTTTCTCGCTCGGCTAGCGCTTGCGTCTTGCGAGTGTAATCAGCTTGTCTTTGATAGCCCTTGACCAGTTCAGTCTCAGGGATCTCTTCTATTACTTCAGAACCATCGTCAGCCTTAATGGTGACCTTTAATTTGCGCTCAGGTGCAGGCTCTTCTTCTTCGGCTTCTTCTTCCTCAGAATCATCATCTGTCTGATCGTTTGCTTCCTCTTCGGTGTCGATTTCCTCGGTCGATTCGTCAGCGTTAATTTGTTCGTCATCTTCCCCCGCTGGTTCCGTTTCTGGAGTGTCAGCCAAAAATGACGCTAAATCATTAATTGTCGGTTCGGGTGCGTTAGCGTGTCCGTCCATTTTCTACCTCTAGTCAATATTGCCTCCCGTGGCACTAGGAGGAAATAGCAGCGCTTCTCAGCGTTTGCGTTTGGTTAAGTGCCTAACCGTTGAAAACTTTTCGCATGAAACGTCGCGGCTGCGTTTCGTTTCGTGCGTCGTCCAAATCAATCTTGTGCTGTACCATCTTGCCTTGCTCAACCAAGCCTACAAAGATGCCCTCAAACTTGTCTGTGACCTTTGCCAATTGAAGCAAGAGCAATTGCCCCTCTTTATCTCTAATTGGGCAGTTTTTCCACTGCTCCATGACGCTAGTTCTCAGCGTTTGGATCGCTAGCTTAAACACCTCAGACTCTAGGATTCTCTCGGCTTCTTGCGCTCTTACAATGGCGTTACGTTGTTCTATGTTGTTCATGTTCACGCAATCAATAAAAGTTCAATTTCTTCTTCGTCCTGCATCTGGCGCAAGACTTCAGCAATCCGTACTAGCTCTTCGTAATCTTGTTCTTTAAAAAGCTTGCTTACATCAAATGGCGCATCAAAATTGACCGCTAACTTCTCGATCTCGACTAAATCAATCGAGTCTGCCGCTGGGTAAATCTTCTCTTTCAGCCGCTTTCTTGCGCGTCTTGAAGTCTTTTGCGCCTTCTCGATTGCTTCGTTTGCTGCCTGCTCTGCTACTAGATACTGATCTGCTTCCTGTGGCGTGTTGAACAGTAGTATCTTCTTGCCGCGCCTTACATATACTTTGCCTACTTCATTAGTCGGTATGCCTGAATCAATAGGCGGATCGACCGGAGTCTCTACCGAAAGCAGCGCCAGCAGTAGAGACATTTATTACTCCCAGCCGAACACTGGTGTTATACGATGAACTACCGTGCCAGAAGTGCCGGCCGTACCGATATGGCGAGTGCCTAACTGCAAAAATTCGCCCGGATTGATAAATACAGGAGCGTCTCCGAAGTCCATGAATGTTTCATTCTGAGAAACCACAGTGCTAACCGCTTGCGCTGCCGTGATTGCTTGCGTAAATGGCAGTGCAATCCTGCGCGGAGCTTTCGTTGTTGCGCTCTCTGTAGTGGCAAGTGAGACAGCCGTATGACCAAATGCAAGGAACCACTCTGCGATGTATGGGCCACCTGCAATCACCGTCTGAACGTAACTATTAAGATACAACCCGCGCAGAACTAAGCGCCTGCCGGGATAGCTAACCGTCCCCGCTGGAACCTGATAAGACATTATGATGCCGTCAGTGTTTACCGCTAGGCTGACAGTTTCCCAAAAGGTACCCCCCAAACCAGAACCAAGCGCAGCCGTTGTTGTCGTTGGAACTGCTGCGGTTACGTTCGCTTCATTGCCTGTTGTGATTGTGCCAAAACGTGCAGAAGTACCCATTGTGCCGCCACTCAAGCCCTGATAAGAACCGTTTAAGCGGTTCCCTTGCGTGCTTAATGTGGTTGACATATTGGGGCCACCAAGCCGGACGTTGTAAGCGCCCATTGTTGCTTGTATTACGCCGCCAGCCGCACCGCCTGTAATCCGATGCTTGAGGAAAAATTGACCCGCACTAGACATGCACATGCGGCTTTGTCCAGATGGAAGCGGGATCGTACCTAGGCAATTCGCGCCAGTTCCGTCATTCACCCAAAATTGCGCCTCTACTGTCGTGGCGTAGCAAATGAATTGATAGCGCTTAGAGTTTTGATAAACAAAGGTTTCCGCGCCTTCTGCTTGCTTAAATATACCTGTCGATGTTTCTGCACCGTTAAACGATGCGATACCCTGCAAGCCTGACGCGTTCAATCTGAAAAATACACCGTCTGTTGGCGCAACTGTTTGCGCACCTGGTATGCCTATACCGAACTCAATAAACGTGTTGGCTTGTGGCTGCGCAGAGAATCCAATCTCTGTGTCTGTTGCCAGTGTCGTTGTTCCTAGGATCGGAAAGAATGCATAGGTAGAAAATACCGTGCCTGTTGTGGTTGTGGTAATTGATCCGCTGTTTGTTGTTAGCTGCCCAGCAGTCCAAGCATTAGCCATTGTGGTGTTGCTGTACGAATGTTTACCTGTATCTTGCACAATCGTATTAAACACATGATCATCCATGATCGTGTCTGCTGCTGCGCGTTCACGATAATCCACATCAACTTCAGGCGAGCGAAGTAATGGAGCACCTGTCAAAGCGCCACCGTCATTTTCCCCAAAGTGTCGAGTAGCGCCGACATTCTCAGGATTAGCAGTTGCGTCTGTCTCGAGCACTACCTTTAATTGACGCGATGCATTTACATCTGCACCAGTGCCAGAAAGTGCGCCAACAATATTTGAATCAAGTGCCATTATTCACTCCAAACCCATTTGAGGGAAAAAGTTCCCGTTAATTTATGTATGCTTCTACCGTAAATCGTGAAGCCTGTGCCTGCTGATGGTGTACCGCAGACAAAAGAAGCCAATTGCGGCAAATACTTATGATCGCTAGCGGTATGATCTGACGTTGAATCGTCGCCCATTACCCATGATTCCGCTTTACTGCCTGCCGTGATTGCTGTCTGACCTGTTACCGTTACCGATGCTTCATTGCTGCCAGGATGAGCGCCAAAGTCAATGATTGCGGTTCCTGTCCCGTTAGCCATTGCCAGCCTCTACAGACTGAACACCTACCGCCCGACCATTTGCATCACGTACTATCTGTTTCGGCTTGCTCATGTTTTGCGCCAATTGGTTGATTGCCTCTGCTGTTTGTGCTTGCATCATCATGATTTGATTGATTGGTGAAGGATCGCCCATCGCTTCTGCGTTATCTAATTCGTTCAGCAGTTCATCACCGCTAGCTTCTTTGCCGATGTTTGCAACACGTAACTTGACACGCGCATCTAGCTCAGCTTTCCACTTTTCAAACTCAAGTTTTTGCTGTTCCATTGCTGCTTCAAATTGAGCTTTCATTTGCTCACGTTCTGAGTCGCGCATATCGTTTGCTGCCTGCAATTCCAAGCTAGCCTGAATTTCTTGGCGCTTAGCTTCAGCTTTCATCTGCTCAATCTGCAATTGCATTTGAGTCTCGGCTTGATACTTCTGAATTTCTTGCTGCATTTCAGCTTGTGACTTCTGCGTGTCAGCTTGAATCTTCATCTGTGCCAACTGCAACTCGATTGGCGGCTGCGGTGGTGGTGCAGGTGGTGCGTTCTTCGGATCGCTCAAGAAGTTTTGCACATCTTTGAAGCCGCTGTTCTCCACAATCTTTGACATCGTGTGGTAAAGGTTTGCTGGAGTCGCTAAACCCATGCCCATACCTGCTTGCTGCATCTGGTAGATCGTTGTCAGTTGTGCGGCTTTTGCTTGGCTGTCACCAGTACCAAGACCGACATTGATAGTCATGTCGTAAGAGTCGCGCCATTCATTCGGATCGTATTCAACGAACTCATCACGCAAACGAAACGCGAGCTTTTGCATCTCACCGTCAGTCAATACTTTAAGAATACCTTGGAATATCGGCTTAATCAGCGTCTCAGCGATGATGCGAGCGATTAGCTCTACACGTTGTTGTGATGCGCTCTGATCGATCTGGCGACCCGTAGCCGTATTATTCAGGCTGTCAGGATTCATGCCCATCGATGTACGAGATACACCTGTGCGGTTCTCTCTCATTCCTTGAACATATTCCAGCATAGGCATCGAAGCCCCAGCACTGAATGGTGTAACCTGTTCAGAGATTGCATTGAGATCGCGTTGGCGCAAGATACCGCCCGGACGTGAATCAAGTAGATCGTCAAGGTTAGCCAATGGACTCCAATTGGAATCCGTCAATACCTTAGTGCGCGGATTGTTCGTGAGATACAGATTATTCAGCGTTTGACGCAGCAATTCTGTGTGCAACTTTTGAAGATCACTGACCAAATCCCAAATGGATTGACCGTCCCAGCGATGCGTATTTAAGATTGGCGACGCTGTTGCGATAGGAACATGCGAAACAACTTCGTTCTTCAATATCTTGTCTTGCAAGCGATAGATACATCTACGCTCTGCGATTCCGTCTCCATCCATATCAACCAAGACGAACTCAATACGCAACCAGCCGTCAGACATGGACTCATCACCGTAATCTTCATCTTCGCCATAGCCAAGCGTTGAAGTATCAGTACGGGTAACATCATTCAGCCGCATTGACGTGCCGTTTGGCGCGTCTGAGCCTTCTAAATCATCGTCATCACTGACAGTCAAGCCCATTTCTTTTAGGTCTGACATAGTGACGCGCATCAATCGCGCAACATACGGGCAATCTTGCAAGAGAGGTGAAGTCCATTCACGTTCTACTAGCAAATCCTCTGGTGAAAATGCTTCAACCTTGCAGATAGTACGCTTCTCTGTCTTCTTTAACCGACCATCGTAACCCATTACAGGCTGACCCATCTGATCAAGCATTGGCTGACCGTCTTGCCCCATCATTGGCACTTGGTTAGCCGATTCGATCTCTGCGTCTTGCTCTTGCATGAGCATTGCAAGCATTTCCTGAGTCGCGCCCTTGAATGGAATACTTGATACAGTTTCTTTTGTCTCTTTGCGCCACATGACAGCACAATTGCGCACCGTCAGCATGTCTTTAATGGCTGTGTAAAGGACTAAGAAACCATTGTTCTGCTTATAGAACACATAATTACATGCGTCTGTAGCTTGCTGCGAACCTTTTACATCGGCCGCTGTCGTTGGCTCAAATGACACGGCTTTGTCGGTGCTTGTGAATGTCTTTAACAGTGCTGGCAGTATCCACTCAACGGAGTCCGACACATCAGAAGATACGACTTTAGACCATCCGTCATCTTCTTCGTTGCCGTAAGGCATGCGATAGTATTCACGTAGCGCAGTCTCGCGCTCTTGTCCTAGCTGACCATGCACGTAATGCGCAGCGTCATCTTCTTTACGCTGTAATAGCGCCAGAAGATCGTCATCTGTCATCTTTTCATTCTTCATGCAATTGTCCGTGTTCTGTATTTAATCGGCTTGATCGAGCCAGATTCATTTGTCATTCCATCGACTACTAAAGCCAAATAGCGGAAAGCATCAGCGCCATGACTGTATTCATCATGTAGCGGTGATCCTGCTTCGTTCGTTGCCTTGTTAATTTGACGCCTGTAGCGCTTCAAGCACTCAATCAGTCGTGCGGTTTTGTTCTTGTCGAAGTACATTCGACTAAAAGCCATTCGAGCCGCTTTGATGCCGCCTTCAATATCCATGCTAGGAATACGCTCTACTGTTAAGCCAAGCGCTTTGACTATTTCTTCTGCGCTCTTGCCTGTCTTGAAGTCCTTAGAGAATCCATCGTGTGGCAAATAGCTAATGCCTAGATTTAGATTCTTGTTCTTCAATTCCATCACGTAAGAGTCAAGCGTTCTGTGACTGTCCTCAATGTACTCAATCACTCGCAGCTCTGACGCTACACGCTGAGCCAAGATGATTGACATTGAATCGTTCCAGCCTAAGTCCCATATCGCATGAACTTTAAGCATTGGATCGTAAGGCACTGACCTAATGCGCTGCTCTGACTCTGCCGTGGAGACTTCGTTGTAGTAGATCGCACCTGTAACCGCTGGCTTACAGTCACCTTCCCAAATGTTCTTGTAACCTTCTGGATCGCGCTTTAAGCTGTCCTGGCGCTCTTTCTCAAGCACTTCAGGAAACCACGGATTGTCTCGCCAGTTCATTACTATCGAAACGCAGTCATCCGGTGGATCAACTACGAATCTTTGATGCGTTGGATCAGTGTCTAACTCAGGGTTATATGTGACCCAAATCTCAGAATTAGCCGTGCGGATCGTTGGGATCAAAATATCCCATGATCTCTTGCTAGTGTTCTGACCTTCCTCAACCCATACTTTTGTACAGCCTTCAAACGACTTGATTGAATCTGCTGTTTGATCTGACAAGCCTGCGAAGTAGAACCGTGTTCCGTTCTGACCTCTTATCTCTGTCTCAAGCACCTCGTAGAAGTGACTCAGACCGAGCGCCTGTATTTGATCGCGTATCAGTTGATGCACTGACTGCTTGATTGACTTCTGAATCTCGCGAGTACACAAAACACGTTCTGGACTTTTTAAGCCTAGAATCAATAAAGCTCTAGCGAATCCCCATGATTTACCGCTACCCCTGCCACCTCGTGCAACCTTGTAACGCGCCGACTTAAATAGGAACCCTAATTTCTCAGGGAAATCACAATCAATCTCCATTAGCTGAGACCAATCTGACGTTTACGCTTGTTACCTCAACAGAACCGGAATGTTCAGTATCAACCTTATCGCGCCACTTACTGCGCTGTCTGTTCTTTAGCCAAAATATGGCCGCTGTTGGATCTGGCGCATAAACTTTCGTTATTGGCGTTACTGACACTACGCCCTGAAAGTTCGATAAATGCACGTCAGGATGTTCGTAACCCATTGCACGCTGATAGAGTCGATCTGCGACATCTGCATCAGCCTGAGCCTTACCCTTTTTTATGGACTCCGAAAAGGTTGGATGCTCTAACTTCCAAAGATTCAACGTTGACTCTGCGACCTCAAAGAAGTCAGCTAGCTCCACATCAGTAGAACCAAGCAAACATAGCTTTCGTGCTTGCTCTGCGTATTCTTCTTTGTAAAGTGTCGGCCTGCCTGTCATTACGTTTTCAGGGTTCCTCACGGAGTGTCCTGCCTACAAATAAAAAAGCCCCGAAAGATCGAGGCTGAACCCGCACGAAGCGAGAAGGAGAAAGTAAAAAGCCCCGCATCAGTTAAGAGGCAGGGCTTTATATTCTTTAGTGCGAACGAATCAACACTATATATTTCTCATCATAATCTGCATGTCACTTACAAACAAGCACTATTTTGTCATGTCACTTTTAGTTAATGCCTTGCGTATTCCTTCGCTTACATTTCCTTCGCCAAGTTTTGCGGCAATCTCCAAGCTCTTTGCATCAAGATACACATTAACGCGCTTTCCTTCTTCCATTTGCTTTTGGAATCCGCGTTTATTTTTTTCCGATTTATTCATTTTCTTAATACCGCTTTTATTATTTTTAGGGGTACGCCTAAGTCAATCATGTAGGACAGTGAAAACGAAACCGTCCCGCCTGTTTTATAGGCGATTCGGATTAACCGTTTCGCCTCTTTTTTATGATCTACCATCCTAACGAATCCGTCCAAGCATCAAAAGCATCATCACCCATGCGCACATTCAATTCATCGTATGTCATTCTAAATGCGGCGTTTGCTTCTTGAGTGTTTTTTGCGCGTAATTCAATCAAAGCGGCTTGAAGTTGTTTTGTAGTGAATTTTTGCATTTTTCATTCTCCGTTGTGTTTGTGAACCCGATGAATGAAGTATATACACACAAATAAAACAATGCAAGGTTTATTTGTGCGTATTCATAAAATGTTTTATTTGTTGTTTTTACTCACCCCACATTGACCAAATAAGCTGTTCGTAAATCCATCTTACACGCTGGCTAAATACTTGTCGCGGTATCTTGATCATTTCCGCTTTCGTCTTAGTCGGCCTCTTATCAAAATACTCTAGCGATAGAATACGCTTGAACTGTGGTGCAAAGCCTTCTATGTACTCGTTCAGCCGCTTAATATCATCAGGTATAACCTCAACCATCGTTTCAGTTGATCGGCTTGTCTGTACTCGTTCAACTACAAATGAGCATGTGCGAGGAAAGCCACGATCAGGCAAAGGCTTGTAATAATGCGCCCATACGTTGAGAAGGTCTTTTATCTTATCAATGTTTGCTTCTGTCATAGCCACCTCAAGAAATAGAAATAGGATGAAACTCACCGCCACGGTCTGCCCTGCATCGTGCAATCGCTATGCTCATGGCTGCATCGGGTTTTAATGGCGTGAATGGCTTAACCGTTTTAGGCGTGAATTGCTTCTCTGTGTAGTAGTAGCTGATTGCATTCGTCACTGATCGCTCACTTCTAAAGCCTGCGCCTAAATCTGGCATCATGCATTTGATGTTAGCTTGGCTCATGCCGCTTAATCTTGAGAGTGATGCGAGTGTGAACCGCTTGTCTGGATTGTCTTGCAACTGCGTCACAATTGCTGCTCTTGCCATATCGATGTTCATGCCGACCTCAATGTGTAGTTGTGTTATCAATACTGTCCAAAATCGCATTGGCAGTAAGGTTGTGAATATTAGTTTTCAATAGAAATTCTCTGTGATATGAGGAAATGAGCTTTTGATAAACTGATCCTTCTTCAATAAAATCAACACATTCACCAAGTCGAGTTAGATTCATTCGCCATTCAGAAACGCCATAATGTGAATTTAAAACTGTTCGTCTCTCTGCAAATCCTCTTACGTGCAGTGCCTCTGCCGATGCATGATTTACACCGTGATATTTCAATTGTCCCGAAGTTGCCCACCCTCCGATGTCACATAAAACGCGAATCGCCTCTAATTGATAATCGTTTAAATCACTAAGTGAATACTTTTTCATGCGACCTCCTTAATCTTCACTACGTTAATATTGTTCTTTAATCTGCGCTGTATTTCGTCATAGGCTCTCTCTACGTCAATCACTCGCACCGCACTTAATTGAGCTTCATGTACCTCTAGCGCATCGTTTAATGCCTGCATTTCGCCACCAGCGAACACGAACACGTTGATCTTGCGAAACCGCATACCTAAACTATGCAATGCGTCTCTTGCTGTAATTAACATTTCGCGGTACTGATCGTTAAAATGCATCTCTGCCAGTACAAGCGCCATATTGATCGCGCCTACAATCTGGTCGAAGTCGAACTTTTGACCTTTGCCGCTGCAAATGTTCAGCATTGCAGAATGGTTTTTAATGTTGAGCTCAACTAAATGGTTTTCATCAATCCGCTTTAATCCACCTAGGAAATAGTTCAGGGGATTTTGCACAATCGTTTTAGGAACATATTTTTTTCTTCGTTTGGTCACTTCTTTTCTCCTTAACCTCTCAGTATTTAGGTTTTTTTGTTTTTAATTCATGCAAAAGTTTTGCAACATAATCTTCTGATCTTCCATGCATCATCGTTTTCCAAAAAAACAGAAACCACCGTTTTTCAATACACCAACCGTCCACCGTATAAACTGCCCGATACTTTTTCATTTAATCTCCTTCAATCTTTTACGTTCTTCAATCAGCTTCGGTCTTAGTTCGTCTTGCTCTGCCTTCGTAAGTCTCTTTGCATACTCTCGCAAATGACTTTGCGGCATCTGAGCAAGCCTTCGCAATACGCAACACTCTTTGTTTGATGTGCGTCCTGCGTTGACCTCGCACCATTCACAAGTCATGCTCTTTGACCGTTTGCGCTTCTTTTGCAAATTTCTTCGCTATCATTGGCGCGTTTTTATCGTTCAGAACCTTGCTAATCCATGCCCTATGATCTGTGCGCGGCTTGAGTGCTTTTGCTACGCCTAAATCTTGCATGGTCTTTTCTGCGTTCTTGCGTGAGTTAGGCGACTTAGGCGCTTCTAGCTGCAATGTTGGCGCTGGTATCGGTTCCCATTGACCCTTGGCTAGTTGCACCTTCAAAGACGATTCCCATGATTGCTTGATCTGCGAGTAAGTCTGATTCAGCAATTCAAACGTCAATGGTGTAGCAGCCCAAAAGATCGCTGGATGACTCCACTTGCCGACTTCGCCCCTGCTTCGATCTGTTACGCCTGCTAGTGCTTCGTAATACGCCACCAGCACATCAATCTCAGGCTTACACATGCTCACAAACTCAGGTAAAGAAGGAGGCCAATCACGTTTCATCAATCCGTCATAGCCGCGCTTTAAATCTTCGCGTGTCAGCTTGCCCATTTCCTCCGCCCATAATTCCTTGACCGCTTGAATGTCTGTTCCCTTCCACATATCCACAAATTTATTGCCGTACAGTGCAGACATTCTTTTAAACAGTGATTCCACCCATGTGACAGGCACAGGGTTAAATGTCGATGATGTGACTTGCATCTTGTCGCCCTCCTGTGAGCTGTTCTAAGGCTATGCGCCTTGATTGTTCTTTTGATGATTCAAACGGCTTAAACACTGGCTTTGCTCTTGCTCGTGCTACCCAATTGCGCCATGTACGTGACCAGCTAACCTTTTCCCCGGCTTTCATTGGCTGAGCAATCCAATATGTTTTGAATTGCAGGATCGTTTCGCGAACATTCAAATCAGGTCGGTTCGCCTCGCAGAATAAATAGTCTTCATCGCTTGGCTGCCAGTCTTGGCTTAGTCTTGTTGCCTTTGCCATTCATGCACCCCGCTTAATCAAGCAGTATTCAGTGAAGCGCTTTTTATTCTTGTGCATTGTGAGATGTGCAAAAACCCATCCTTTGCGCTCCATCTCTCTAATGCGTTCACTCAGGCGCATTATTTTGTATAGAGTGAAGGCTTCGATCTGGCTAATACTGCCTGAGCCTAGGAAGTGCGCTTTGATCTGTTCTTTCTGTGTCATGGCTGCACTCCCTTGACGATGTTTTGTTTTGCGCTTACTATTCGTTTCATTGTTTTCTCCTTTGTTTGCTTAGCCGTTGCCGCGGTCTAAGCGATTAATTACCACCCTAGTTTCACCACCTTTACGAACTTCTCCTTTCGTAATGTGTAAATCCTCTATCTGGCTGTCATCTAGCCACACTCCAGCATGTGTCAAAGCGTCTTGAAGCGCTTTCAATAAATTGTCTAAGTCGCGTTTTCTTCTGTCCGGTGGAAATACTATAATGACCAATTGAACAGCGCCTTCAAAAGTATCTTGACCAGCCACAGCGACTTCATCAGCTACCAGCTTGCGAAACTCTCTACCCGCTGGCTTTATGAATCGTGCTTTACCTCTCACCCCGTAGTAGTGGTTGATAGTTGGTGGAAACGGCAATGTCAGCGCCAGCATCAAACACCCATCTTTTCTTGCACGATCTCAAGAAGTCGAAACTCGCTATAACCGTGCATCTGTTCAAACTCATCGCGCCCCATTGAATGAACTCCCGTTTTTCCTGTGTGATGCTCAACACATAAAGGTATCGTCATCAAATGGCTTGTCCTTCCCCACCCATGACGCGCTCTTGCGTGATGTACTTGTGCTGGCGTGTCTTGATGCCCGTACACATGCGAACAAACAATGCAGCCCATCTCAGAGACTTTTTGCATGTGTCGCTTTTCTGCTGCTGTAGATGTGCGTTTCATGCTGCTTCGCGGAAATCCACGCCCTGTTGCGCACCGAAAGCAAAAATAAGATCGCAAAGCTCGGAAAAGTCTTTCTTTGTCATCTTGGAAGTCGATAGACCGCACACGACAAAGCCACCATCTAAGCCCGGCACAACTTTCTGTTGCTTCATCGAAGCCGTGAAAATGTCTTTCCAGTTTTCAGATGTCAGTTTGTTGCCGTGCCAGTTGACCTGCTTCGACACTTGACCAAGCAGCGACCATAGAAGCGCGTTCTGCTCTCTGTTGCGTGTTGGTTCTTTGATTTGCACAACATGACCATCTGGAGCCGCTTTAATGGCTTCCTGTGCGCGTTGTCGTGCTGTGTCGTGAGCTAGTACGAAGTAGTGAGTCATTTAGCCCCCCTACACTCGCGGCAATGCTTGTAAATTGGAAGTTTTGCAGCGTTCCAATATTGCGCGATTGATCGCGTCTTTCTGCAAATCGGACAGACCTGCGTTTTAGAAATGCCGATGGTCGGTCTAGCTGTCTGCTCGCGGAAGTTTGCTAGCTCTGAGGCTGTTAGGTGCATCATGGCTGCACCTCGCGCCATTGAACGTACTGAAAAACACTTCCTAAATGCCTTGTTTTTAGCGCTTCCTCTTTAGTGTTTCCAAAAAATTTGAATGTGCGCATATCAAAATACTGGTATGAGCTTTTCCCGTTAATTAAAGTCTCATACACGCCAGCTTTCTTTGGCTTAGTCCCTGCATCGTTCCATGCGTCAACCTTCTTTTCTGGCACAAATACCGGATCAGGTAAATGTGGATAACCAAATTCACGAAGCATCAGATTCCCAATGTCTTCACCGACTGCATCCATTGATGCAATCTTGTTTTCGTTTGTCATGGCTGGCCTCTTTTAATCATCACGTCAGCCGCATCACGCAATATCAGCTTTGACTTGATATGCGCCTGCAATTTCTCTTTGTTCGCTTTGTCTGCAATCATTTCTCGTTCCGTCCTTCGCCACTCAAGAGCGCAATTAATCAATTTTTGTTCTTCGTTCGTCATGCTTTCGTTCCTTGTTTAATCGTTGCGCAAAAGTGTCAAAGTCGAATGTGAAACCGAGATCGACCACGTGCCGCGGCGGGCAACTTCTGGTCATGTTTTGGTCGTTCTATTTTTAACGAGGACAAATTAATATGAGCCACCTCCTTTTGAATCTTGCTCATGTATTGGATTTCAAAGAAATGCGCTGTGTCGTCGTCAGTTAGTTCCGACCACGTTGTAGCTAAATCACGAACAACGCCGCTTTCTGTGAGTCCTAGTTTTACTAACTTGCGTTTAAATAATGCGTACTGGTCAGTGTCAACCAGCCCTTTTATCGTTATGTCTTTTACTGTTTTCATGATGCTTTCCTATAAATTTGTTTCAGGCTTTCAGTGTTTGCTTCGTTTGGTGTTTAGCTTTGTGTCACATTGGTTTCACCTTGAAATTGGTTGAAAACTTTTGGGTTCCGCTGTTTGAAAAACTTTTGCCACGGCTTTGGGATGCCTTTTTTCCGCCACTGAGAAACCGCTTGCTCTGTGATTTCGCATGTCTTGGCGACCTTTTTATTGCCGCCCAGAGCGTCGATTAGCGTTGATGCGTCTGCTGTTTGCATTTTTATGCCCTTTTAAGTTCGTTTTAAGTATCTTAAGACAGCTTAAGGCTGCTGTCAAGCGCTATTTTTAAGCCAAGTTAAAAACTTTTTTGTTAAGCTGCATTTATGAATTTATTATCCGAACGCATAAAGCTGGCGATACAGCTAAAAGAAGGCAGAGACGGGAGCGAAGTCATACAAGCAGACCTGGCGCGTGCTGCTGGATCGTCTGACGCATCAGTTAATTACTGGCTGAGCGATACCAATGGCATCAGCGCAAAGAAGGCGCGTTTGCTTGCCTCCTATCTCGGTGTTGATTCAATGTGGTTAGAGACAGGCAAAGGAACGCCAGAAATAAAAGACGATGCTGTGACTGACGCCCTCCAAACAGAATGGGGAGAAGTTGGTTATGTCGAGTATTGGGATATTCGCGGCTCTTGTGGCGGTGGTGTCATGACGTTTGACCAAATACCAAAAGGCAGGCTAATCAAGGAAGGCTCGTTTTTTAAAAAGTACAGCCTTAAGCCAGACAATGCTTTTGCTATTTATGCCGATGGTGACAGCATGGCCGAATTTATCATTGACGGTGATATGTGCATTTTTGATCGATCTAAGACCGAGCCAGTGAGCGGCAAGATATTTGCTATCCAGCATCCAGACGGTTTGCGAATCAAAGTATTAAGACGGTCGATTGATGGCACTTGGACGCTGGAGAGCAAGAATCAGGACAAGAGGCGATACCCAGATGAGGTTATACCGCCCTCACATGCCGACCTTTTGAAGATCGTTGGTCAATTCGTTTATAGACAAGGTGGTTAATATGAAAACCGTGTTTTTACTGGCTGTTGTTTTTTTGACTGGCTGCGCTAATTTTGACGCTGAGAAGTTTAACAAAGCATTTAATGAGTCTTTGCAGCAACAGCAGAGAAATCAGCAAATCATTCAATCAATGCAGCCTTACACAATCCCGCAGCAAAAAATTCATCCACAGCAACCAATGGTGTTGACTGGCTTTTTACAACAAACGGTCGATAATGGTAATGTCAGATATTGCAAGTATTCTAATGGCGTTATCAATACAATTTCAACTGTATCTCTTTGTCCTTTAAACACTCAATAACTAGTTAACTATAATTAGTTATATATAAATGCTCTTAGATTTAGTCGGTTCTAAGCACAGCACCTCCCAGAGAAAGACATAAATCTTTCTTCCGTGAGATGCCGCACGTCTATGCTCTTGAGTTTGAGTTCGGACGTTGCATCATAGGACAGACTTTGGGCGCTTTCGCACTCCCACTAGTTCAGGCTCTATCCACTATCACCCACCTTTGCCCCGCCTAGCTCGTTCTTGGGCACTTCTGCTGCGCTCGTTCGGCTGGTTTCCCCTTCCCTATTTCGCAGCATCTACAACGTGGCTCGTTTCTGAGTACGACTTCTATACAAACGCAAAACTTTGGGCGCTTGATCCACACGAATACTTAAGTTCGATGTGTCAATTATAGACCACATTTAACCCGACTTAAAGAAATATTTTAATTCAGGTTAAATAATTCTTGACTTATGTTTTAAGCTGCCTTAAGATTACTACATCGAGACAAGCAAATCACCGCGAATCAAGATCAGCGGCCAAACAGCCAATTTGAGGGGCGTCAGATTTGAACAGAACTCACAGGTGGCACCCGCTGGCAGTTTGAATATCGCGCAATGCTCTATGCATGGAGCAAAGCAAATGAAGGCTGGTTTCGCGGTTCCAGCCTAACTACTTATCAGCTTTGGCAGTCTTAGGTGTTAGCGACCAGGACAAAAAATTACCAAAGTACTTTGCAGGAAAGTCGGAACCCTGCTTTATGGGGCGTCAGAGCTGATAAGTAGTTTGCGGTTCCTGCTGGGGCAAGTCGTATGTAAAAGGAAAGCGACTTAGCAAGATCGGTAACTCGCCTAATCCGATGCCGCACGATTTAAGGGAGCTAGCGCCTGAGTAAATAGCTAGCTAGTGGTGTCAAGCACTAACCAAGATTGACTCTACGCTTACAGATGAAAGCCGCAGCAAATTGCGTTAAAGCCGAATGACTCCCGTTACGGGTCACTGATTTTTTAGGAGAGAGACATGAAAAAAGCAGATGCATTTTACTGGTTCGCTTCAGTAGTAATCATTGGATTACTTTGCTGGATGAGTAGTGAAGATTACGAAGCGCAAATGGCAGCAGAAGCCCACGCAAAGCACGTTCAGCAGCTTGCACAGCGAGAAGCAGCAGAACAGAAGGCAGAGTTTAATTTTCTGGCTGAACGCGCAGCAGAGAAAACAGGATTTGTGGCGGTGATGAAATGAATCTGGCGGATAGGCTCTACATAAAAAATTTTTATAGTTGGGACAGAAAAACGTGGTTTAAATTTAAAGGTCATCAAATATGTGGTGCAAATAATTTGATTGACATTGTTCTTGATAGGTTTTCAAAAATATATGGCGACATAGAAAACAAAAAAGCCAGAATTTTTCAAGAGCGACTAGCTAAAAAATACTCTCGAAATGCCGGTCTTACTTTGAGTCATTTGAAAAGCGATTTTAAAGGCGGGTTTTCTTACCCAAGAAGAAAAGCGGCTGATGCACATTTTGCAGAAGTGGCAAAAGAGTTGGCACTTGAAAGACATCTAAAAGCCATAAGCCTTTTATATAAATATGACCATGGAGATTACTGCGAGATAAAAGGGGGATATTGCTGCCCCATGTGCGAAAAATCAAATCTAAGAATTATAAAAGCAAACAAAGATTTTGCGGTTCATAAGGAAAAGTGGGTCGGGGTTCAAATAAATGGAACGTATGTATGTAACAGTAAAAAGTGTAGAGCGTTGGCAGCATATTACGGAAAAAAACGAAATTACGAAAATATGCTGATTGAAGCAATCCTTGATTCGGTGAAAAACAATGAACGATTCGAAAAACTTAAAAGGCATTTTATTTGAAACCCTAGACGACTTTTTAAATGGTCGAATAACAGCAGACAAAGCCAAAACAATTGCATTACTAGCGCAGCAGCAAATTCTCAATCAGAAAAAAGAAAACACTTTAAGGAGTATTAAAAAATGACTTTACCAGTAAATCAAATCGCTACTTTTGGCGATGCTCGCCGCATGATTTTAGACACCATCATGGACTTGCGAAGCGGTTCTATGGACATTGGGCGCGGAATGGCAATTGCAGCAAACATGAAGGTTTTGAACGACTCCGTTCAGGTTGAAATCAATGCAGCAAAGATGACGATTCAAGCACAGCAAGCAGGTCACAACTTCGGGCGAATTGTTGGCATGGGTCAAAAGATGATTGGCAATGCGGAAAACCAAGAGGCTTGAAAGTGAAAAAGTACAGACCTAACTTTGCTTTCTTCATGAAAGCGTATGAAAACTACCCGCTACCACAGCGAGTCTTTAAGTCAGCAGTTATGTATATCAGGTGGCTCAAATGAACGAAGTATTTTGGGAATCACACAACGAAGCAATGGCACAACGTCAAATAGAAATGGATCAGGAAAATGAGCGTTTATCTCAAACTACAGCAGGCACGAATCAAGCTGCAATCAATCGAAATGAAGAAGTCAGGACACAACAAGTTTGCAGGCTACCAGTATTTTGAACTTGGCGACTTCTTGACACCAATTCAAAAGATTTTCGGTGAAGTTGGCTTGTGTGGTGTCGTGAGTTTCACGGCTGAAACAGCAACACTCCGCATTGTTGACATTGAATCGCCAGATCAGCAAATTGAGTTTACTTCGCCTATGGGTTCAGCCGCTTTAAAAGGCTGCCACGAGGTTCAAAACATCGGAGCCGTGGAAACATACCAAAGACGCTATTTGTACGTCACAGCGCTTGAAATAGTCGAGCATGACGCATTAGACGCGGTTACAGGTTCGCCAGATCAAAAGAAGTCAGAAGTAACAAAGCTGGAGAAGCCACAAAAGCCAGTAACGCAAGATGAGTTCGACAAGTTGCCGCCAGAAGATCAACAAATGCTGCGAGATATAGCAATGGAAGCGATTGCCTACATTGCCAAAAATCAGATTGGCGATGCTGTTGATTACATTGAGTCTCAGGACTTAGTTGATCTAAAAGTGCCTTTGTGGTCACTGTTTGACTCTAAACAAAGATCAGCAATGAAATCTTATTCACAACAAAAGAAAGCGGCTTAAAACATGGCTTACATACCAAAAGCAGGATCATTAACCTTATTCCGCAATGATCGAAAAGAGAAAGATTCTCACCCTGATTACAAGGGCGATGGGATGGATTTAGAAGGTAATTTAGTTTGGGTTAGTGCATGGGTTAAGGAAGGCGCTAAAGGTCAATTCTTTTCGATCAGTATGCAGAAGAAAGAACAGGCAGCATCAGCACCAGCACCAATTCAAAGAACCGCGCCACGTCCAGCACAGCCAGCACAAAGACCATCGCCAGACTTTGCAGACTTAGATTCAGATTTGCCATTTTAGAGCACCACAGGAAGCCAAGACCAAATGTCAGCCGCTTAGGTTGTGAGTTTTGGCTTCCACTTTTGAGAGATAAGAAATGCAAACAACATTACAACATTGGGCAGAGGTATTTGATAAAGAGTTTTCTTTTGGCGCTCATTTCACAGCTAAGAAAAGCAAGCAAATAACGTATAACCCACTGTCAAAAATAGTCTTTGTCTATGCTGACAAGGCGCTAGTTGCTAGTTCGACAGAGTTGCAAGAAATGCTTGATCTGTACAACTCAATTTCAATCCGATAGGAGCGCAGCAAATGAGCTTTATTTCATCACAAATTAAAGAAGCTGGTTACATTCACCCGCTAGCCGATGATGCCGCAGATGAGATTGAACAACTTGAAGCAGAAGAACGTAAATTGAACGATCGCATCAAAGAGCTAGAAAGCCAGCTAGAGCAAGCAAAGAAAGATCAGGCGCGGTATTGCGAGATAGTGAAACTGTACATATCTGGCGACCTTCCATTGGAATTAGACACTGCTGAAAGTAAAAAAGAATTCGATGTATCCGTTGACGCAGCTATAGCATCTATTCAGGAGAGAAAATGAACTTAGATACGAAAGATTCATTCTTGACGTTATCGCGAGAAGAAGCGATTGCTTTAATTAGTAATTTAGCAGAAGCCGTTAATCATGCAGATAAATATAAAGAAAAAGCTTTTGCACTTCCGTGTATTTTTGATGGCAATAAGGCTGGAAAATTTTTATTTTATATTTCGGAGAACCAGCAATGAAACAGATTAGAGATACTTTAGAGGAAGTTGGATTTGCACTAGAACACGCGACAAGCGAATTATCAAGATTTGTGCTTACTGACTATTTAGAGCCTTACAAAGCCGCATCAGTAAAGCTGGATATTCTTATAGCTCATCTCTCAGCAGTGCCAAACCATATTGCTGATGCCGACAAAATGGTGCAGCCAGCTTTTACGGTTGGCAACCTAGTTACAGTCAACCAAGACGACTATCCCGCGCTAGGCGGCTTGTTCATGCAATTGTGGGATGGTGATGACGTTGTTGCGAGAGTGTATGGTAACGATCATCAAGAGTTGAATCAGCGTATTGCAAAGTTGAATGTTACATCACAGACTCAACAGCCAGCACAAGAGCCAGTAATAGAGTTTAAGCAGTATCAAGCTTTTACAGACGCAGTAAAGCAAGTGTCCGATGAGAGAGCGAAACTCAACGCAGAATTAGGCAAACAGTTTGCACAAGAGCCAGTGAGTTCTAACGAACATGTGAAGCAAGAGAGCAAGCTACAGCGACGAATCGACAGGCTAGTTAAGCGACTAGAAGATTACAAGTTGAAGTACGAAGGCAAAGAGAAGCAACTTACTTTTCATGCTGGATATGACATGGGATATGTAGAGGGTCAATTGAGCATTTTGGAAGAGTTACCACTGCCACCAGTTGTTCGCAAGAACGACGAACCAGTTAAAGAGGGAGAGTAAAAATGACTGAAGTACAAACTCAGAAAACAAAAAATGCACTTAAACGAATTAAGAATGCAATTGATAAATTGGACGAAGCATTGGTTGATATAAAAGAAGAATTTCCAGATGCAATGTATTTCTTTGAGGGAGTTGGAAGCATTATTGTTCTATCTGGTGAGTCTCATGAAGGAAATTATGGAACTCCAAGACAAGACAGAATAATTAAACATTTCCACATCAAAGATGCTGTCGCTGGTGGATGGTAATCATGACTAACCAACGCTATCTAGTAAGCCGCAATAAGCGCGAGGGTTGGTACTGCCGAACAATTGTAGCTATTTTCCAAACAGGTGAATGGTATTACATTTTAAATAAACGGTGCAAAACTAAAGAGTGCAGCTTGTACCGAGCTAGAAAGGATAACGCACCATGAGTGAAATAAAGCCAGTGAGCATTAAGACAGCAAAACAGAGGCTGAAAGAAAAGTATCCAGAAGTGATTGATCATTTTCAGTGTGACGTTTTATTTGCCACTCAGGACGAAGTAAAAGAACTACGCGCAGCACTAGAAGCACTGCAAGCAGAGCTTGAAGAAAAAAGAATCTTACTAGAAAAAATTGAGACGCTTTGCACTCATGATTACGAATCAAAAGATGACTTTATTTTGAGAGTGAAAGATTCTTTATCCGCACAGAAAGGCACAGAGCCATGACACTACGCACAGCAACCTACGACGACACCAAGTTTAAGATCGTACCGATTGAGGCTACAGAGGAAATGATTAAATCTGTACTAGGAGACGCAAGTTTTTTTAGTAGTGAATACGTTTCCATCTTGAAGCGAAAGTATAAAGATTTAGTTGAGTCAGCACCAGAATACAAGGAGAGTGAATGATGAGCAGCGATAACTTACTGCCCCTTGAAGCATGGGCGCGTAAAGTGTACGGAGACTTTGCGCCAAGCATAGGAACCTTGCGCAGATGGGTTCGTGATGGACGGATTCAGCCGCAACCGAAGAAGCAAGGACGATCCTATTTCCTGAAACCAGAAGCAGAATATAAATGAACAAGCCACGCAGCGCCAAACGCAAGGGATTTCCTCCTAACCTGTACCAGAAGCCAGACGGCTATTTCTGGTACAGGAATCCCCTTAACGGAAAAGTTAAAGGATTAGGACGTGACCGCGCAAAGGCTTTTCAAGACTCCCGCGCAGCCAATGCAGCGATTGCCAACATGAAAAAGTCTGATCTTGTTGAATGGGTTTCTGGTATTGAGAAAAAGACACTTGAGCAATGGTTAGATGACTACCTGCCAATGTGGATGGAAGAAACCAAGCCAGCCAAAGGAACGATCGTCTATGCAAAACTAATGCTTACCCGCATCAAGAAATTTGACTTTGCATGGATGAACTTGAAAGACATTACGACTCAGCACGTTTCTACCGCCCTTGATAAGCTAATAAAAGAGAGTACGCCTAGCGTAGCTTTAAACCTGCGAACAAGGCTTAGTGATGTTTTTCGCATGGCAGAGACTAAAGGCTTGATTGAGACAGGCAAGAACCCCGTTTCAGCTACTAGCGTACCGAAGTATGAGGTTAAACGTGAGCGCCTATCGCTTGAGCAGTACCAGGCAATCTACTCTCACGCTTCGAACTGGCTTAAAAACGCGATGGACTTGGCTTTATTAACTGGTCAAAGACGTGGAGACATTGCCAATCTAAAATTTGCCGACTATCGCGATGGATCGCTATTCATCACTCAGATCAAGACAGGCTTCAAACTACAGCAGGACGGAAAGATTCGATTGCAAGCGGTTAATCTGTCGATTGAAGAAGTTGTGAAGCGTTGCCGAACATTCGTCATCAGCAAGTATCTTTTGCACCATGTACGCACATCTGGCACGTACACCAAAGGCGATAAGATAGCCGATGACACACTAGCAGCAGCTTTCAAAGTAGCGCGTGAGAAAGCAGGCATCAAATCAGCAGAAGGCAGCACACCGCCAACATTCCATGAAATCAGGTCACTAGCTGAGCGACTTTACAAGCAGGAATATGGTCAAGAGTTCGCCCAAGCAATCATGGGGCATAAGCATGCCAAGATGACCGCAGAATATGACGATCTTCGCGGTGTTGGATGGAAGGTAGTTAAGGCAAAAACAAACTAGCCTTTTGTACGAATATTGTACGAATTTTGTACGATTAGCAAAAACCCGCATGGGTAATAGCTCTTGGCACGTGTAGGCTGATTGCCATACAATACAGCCAAACAGTTGATAATTAACTAGGTAAATCAATAGTTTAGCGCATGTTTACATAGAGAAAAAACGTGC